ACTACAGACGAGCTTGAGCTCTTGACCACCCCGAGTGAACTTGCGGCCTACCATAGCGCCATTACCGAGGCCATGCACAGGGGCACGAAACGTAACATCGCGAGTGAAGATGAGCCAAAAAACGTGCCGGCCGAGTAAGCGACGAGGAGTTGTTTACTCGGCTGCTCTACTATGGCACGGTGCACCTAAACCGCACGGAGGAAGAGACTTGGCTCTTGCCGATGGGGCTACTGCTCGACTTATGGGAATGCCACAAGCAGTACCATGGGTTGGCTAAGCCCAAGCGAGAACTCTTTATTGAAGATGCGATCCCGGAAGGGCTGTAGCACCATGAAACGGAGGTGGTGAAGTGTCGGACTTTGGTTTGCGAATTGGCGTCGAGGGAGAAAAGGAATTTAAGAATGCCCTGCGCGACATAAACAGGTCCTTTAAGGTCTTAGGCAGCGAGATGGCGCTGGTCTCGGCTCAGTTTGACAAGAACGACAAGTCCGTACAGGCCTTAACAGCGCGTAAGGGAGTGCTCGGCCAAGAGATTGACGCGCAGAGCAAGAAGATAGAGACGCTTCGCGCGGCTTTAGCCAATGCCGCCACCTCTTTCGGCGAGAGCGACAGGCGCACACAGGAATGGCAGATTCAGCTTAACCGGGCGCAGGCGGAGCTAATTGGTATGGAGCGCGAGCTGGGTGACACCAATAAAGCGCTGGACAAGTCGGGGCAGCAGTTTGATGAAGCGGAAAAGCAAGCTGACCAATTTGGTGATGAGCTAGATAAAACGGGTAAAGGAGCCGACGCAGCCGGGGCCAAGTTTAGCAAGCTCGGCGGGATTCTTAAAGGGGTCGGCGTAACCATGGCCGGGGCTTTCGTGGCCGTTGGCGCGGCTGCGGTTGGTGCCGCGAAGCAGCTTAGCAATATGACGGTCGGTGCCTCGCAGTATGCCGACGAAATGCTTACCATGGCCACGGTTACGGGCATGAGTACGGACAGCCTGCAAGCTTACAAGTACACGGCCGGACTTGTGGATGTATCGCTGGAGACTCTCACCGGCAGTATGGCGAGAAACGTAAAGTCCATGTCTGCCGCGCGCGGAGGCGCAGGGGCGGCAGCGGGGGCATACAAGACGCTGGGGGTTTCCGTGACGGACACAGAGGGGAATCTCCGCGATTCCGAAACGGTGTATTGGGAAGTCATAGATGCTCTTGGCCAAGTAACAAATGAGACTGAGCGCAATGCCCTGTCCATGCAAGTGTTCGGGCGAGCAGCCCAAGAGCTGAATCCGCTCATCGCAGAAGGCTCTGCTGGCATGGCCGAGCTGACGCAAGAAGCTCGCGAGATGGGTGCGGTGATGGGCAAGAGCTCACTAGAAGCCCTTGGCACTTTTAACGATGCCGTAGAGAGGTTGAAATCTGGCAGCGCTGCGGCTCGAAACGCCCTCGGCCTGGTACTATTACCGCAGTTGCAGCTACTCGCAGGTGACGGGGTCGAGCTGCTGGGCCAGTTCACGCGCGGACTCCAAGCCGCGGGCGGGGACTGGGGGAAAATCCGGGAGGTAGTCGGGAGTACGGTCAGCGGCATCGTGAATACCATCCTGAATGTTCTGCCGGATTTTATCCAGCTGGGCATGGATGTAGTGATGTCCATTGGCGGGGCCATTGTGGACAACCTTCCCGAGCTGGTTAACGCTGCTTCACAAATAGTCATGACGCTACTGCAGGGATTAATCCGGGCTTTGCCTGGGTTAACGGCGGGGGCGCTACAGCTTGTACTGGCTCTCGTTAACGGGATTATAGCTAACTTACCTGCTCTCATGTCAGCAGCGGTGCAGATGATTGCTACGTTGGTGGCAGGGATTGGCGGCGCGCTGCCGCAACTGATTCCCGCGATTGTGCGAGCGGTAGTGCTAGTCAAAAAGACACTAATAGACAATCTGCCGCTTCTTCTCTCCGCGGCCCTCCAGTTGGTCCTCGGGTTGGCGAAGGGGATGTTAGATGCTTTGCCGCAGTTAATCTCCGAACTGCCAACCGTCATTACCGCTATTGTCACGTTCCTAGTAAAGAACATCCCTCTCATTATAGATGCGGGCATTCAGCTGTTGGTGGCACTGGTAGCGGCCTTACCGGAGATTGTCTCCGCCATCGTCGCGGCCATTCCGCAGATTGTTACCGGTCTGACTACGGCGATCCTTGGCTCCGCTCCCCAGTTAGCGGCAGCCGGAGTAAGGCTATTGGCGGCCCTAGTGAGTAATCTACCGCTCATCATCGCGCAAGTAGTAGCGGCAGTTCCACAGATTATTGCGGGGCTGGTAGGCGCTTTCACTGCGGCCAGAGGACAGATGTCGCAGATAGGCAGCGCCTTAATTAGGGGCCTGTGGCAGGGGATCTCCGACATGGGGGCCTGGATTCGCGGTCAGATCGCAGGCTTTATGGGCGGCATTGTGGGCAGCATCCGAAGCTTTTTCGGCATCAGGAGCCCTTCCCTGCTATTTGCGGGCATCGGCGGGGATATGGCCGCGGGCATCGGCGTTGGCTTCGCGCAGACCATGACCAAAGTGGGCGACGACATGCGCAAGGCTATCCCTACTAACTTTGATGTTCAAGGCGGGACAACGGCCGCCAATGCGCCCGCGGCAGCAGAGCTCAGTAACTACCACGGGCCGCTGGTTACCGTGCAGAATATGAGCATTCGCAGAGATGCCGACATTGAAGTCCTCAGCAGGCAGCTATACCGCCACATTCAGGCCGGAACTAGAGCTCGCGGTGGAAGATAAGGCCATAAAAAGGAGGTCAAATTGACATGAGCATGACACACCAGCGTGCGGACCTAACTCTTGCGTCTACGCTTGGCGGTGGAACATCGCCACACATATGGTTGCACGTCGGCAACCCCAGCGTGACGGGCACCGAGAACGTAGCTCAGCTAGCCGGCGCCAGTATCGTGCGGAAGATCTGCGCGTTCAGCTCGCCCGAGAATCATCCCCTTAACACTGAACGGCGAGTCTTGTCGCTCGGTACCGTAGCGTGGTCGGGGGCAGAGATCTCGGCCGGGCAGACTATCACGCATATGAGCCTATGGAATGCCGCGACTGGCGGAATGCCTGAGTTTATCTCTCTGGTTACAGAACCTAAAATGGTTGGCTCAGATGGAGTGGTCATCACGCCCGGAGATGTTGAAGTCGCACTAAGCATTTTCGTGCGGCCTTAGGGGGCGTGACAGATGGCCATCCAGTCCCTCAATGATTACATTGCAGCCGCAAAACAGCGAGTACCCTTCATCAAGACTGCCCCCCGCACGACTATCGCCGGCATGCCTTTCTCTGTGTTTGACTTGGCGGGTAATCCCGGCGCGGGCGTCTTATCCGCAGGAAACACGGCCAACGGCATAGTGCCGGTCGCCGGCCAGGCTGGATACCCGCTGTTAAATACATTCGGGGTGGGAGCTTTGGGATATGTATCAGGGCTTCTCTTAAACAACACCGTAGTTTCCACAGCGTTCTTCTTTGACCGGTTGTGGAAGGCGGGCGCATACGTCTTTAATGCCGACGTGACTCTCGCTTCCCAACCAAACTATGATTCCCGTGTCCCCAATCTAAACTACACTGGTTTGGAAATATGGGTGGAGCAGGTCACAGCCGCGACCGGAAACCAAGCGGTTAACGTAACTTACACCAATCAAGCGGGGCAGACTGGGCGGCAAACGGGTGCGGTGGGAATCGGTGCCGCGCCGACGATTGGGCGTTGTTTTGCCCTGCCCCTGCAGGCGGGAGACACCGGGGTGCAGCGGATAGAGCGTGTGGTCGGCAGTGTGGCGACTGCGGGCACATTTAATGTCATGGTGCTACGGAATCTGGCTGCGGGCACAATACCCGCCGTCGGGATTTCGGACATTCAGGATTTGCTACGGACAGGCTTGGGTCAGATATACAACACTACGGCCCTATACGCGTTGGTAATGGCCACAAGTACCAGTTCCGGCCTGCCCATAGCGCAAATTGAAGTAGCCAATGCCTAGCATTTTACGCCTGCAGCCCACTAGACGACTAGTCTCGCGCCATTTTGTTTCTGCAACCGGGGCGGGACAGGTAGCGAGTGAGTTCTTTGCCACTCCTACCAGTATTTCTGCGCGTAGTAGCAGTGTTAGCACAGTGCGCGGGGTGGTAAGTGTTGCAGTCTCAGTTGGGAGTACCCCTAAGGTCGCAGCGCGCACCCATGTGATTTTAACAGCCGAGTCTAATATAGCAGATAGAGTAGCATCGGTACCCCGCACAGAAGTAGTCCTTGGGACAAGAGTGCGAGTTAGTGGCAGCCATGTAGCTGTAGGCAGGTCAGAGCAGAAGCTGCGCAGCGCAATCGTGGCAGAGGCACGGTACTTGACACATGCGGAAATGATAGAGGCTTTGCGTGTCCCCACCAGGCTGTCAGTGAAATATATTGCCCATAGCAGTTTAGGACTGGCGGCAACATCTGTCGGCTTTGTCGGCGTAAGCGCGCAGACTAGATCTCGTTTAAAGGCTGAAATTACGATTCAGCATAGATTAGCTAGGTTTGCGGTATCCGCAAAGGTCCATTGTAGCTTTGATACTATGGTGCGCGCGGGTGCTAGTAGTCACACCGAAACTAGATCCCGCGCTGTTACGCGCAACCCCCCGCCGCACCTGAAGCTTCCTGTAACCGTTCGCATCGAGAGTGCAGCCACCTTGACTGCTATATCAGGCGCGGCTACTGCCGCATACTTGCAGGGCTCTAGGACGGAGGTGAGGATAGCATGACCAAAAATACTGTCTACCGCATCAAGCGCCATGACACTTGGCCACCCCTCCGGGCGACGCTAATACAAGCCGATGGGGCCGCACTCAAGCTCGATGGAGCAACCGTATGGCTGATTGCGCGTACAGCGGAGGGGCAGTCTCTCCGTAAACCAGTCGACATCATAGATGCACAAAACGGACGCGTGGAGTGTCGGCTATCCGCCGTGGATACAGGAATGCCCGCGCGATATCGTGCGGAGTTCGAGGTCACATTTAGCGATGGGCAAAAAACCACAGTCCCCAATGATGATTATTTCAGCATCGTAATTGTCGAGGATCTTGGATAAGAATGGACTTTCAGTGTTCAATGAAATTCCCTAGGGGGAGGAATGTGCTATGGGGCACTTCACTTTTGCCGGTGAGCACTCCAGTGCTTACCACGTCAGGCTGCTTAAATCGCCGGTATCTGTGCTGCCCGGCACTAGGGACAAGGTAATCACGTTGCCCGGCAGACATGGAGCACTAAGGATGCTGCCGGACTTAGCAGAACGCACCCTCACGCTCGAGTGCTGGCTTGCCGCAGCGAACATGCCAGAAATGCACGAGCGACTGCAAAGGCTACGGGCGTGGCTTAATCCCTTGCGTGGACAACAACGATTGATCTTGGACAGCTCGCTAGACAGATATTACTCAGCGTGTTTAGTCGGAAGCAGTCTCGATGCGGAGATAAAAGCAAGACAGGTGATGTTTTCGGCCAATTTTGTTTGTCCCGATCCGTTTGCATACGCCGTCAATCCGGATATCGTGACGATTCTGGCAAGTCCACACAACCTTAGTCAGCGAGGCACTGCTCCGGGAGATCCGCTCTTAAGGCTAAAGGGCACCTCCCTAGGTGGGTGGCAGACACTATCCATCCAGATCGAATCACAAACGGTGACTTACGCGGGACCTCTGGCCGCAGAGGATTGGCTGGAGGTGGACTGTGCGAAAAAGACCGCCTCTAGAGTGGCGGGGCACTCGCGCGCGAGCGTGATGCATCTTTTGGCAAGACCAACTTTTCCGCAACTCTCTCCTGACGCTAACTTAATAACAGTAGTCGCAGCAGGCGGCGCAGCATGGTCGCGCCTCGAAGTTCACTGTCGAAACAGATGGCTGTAATGGAATTTCCAAGAGGAGGAAAGTAATGGCCACAACACCTTTTAAGAAAGTGATCAGCCGCGAGATGTACGGGGCTGACATCTCTGGGCTACAAGATGCCATAAATAAGATCGAGACTGTCCTCGACATGCACACAGCTGGAGCTGCTAACCACGCACTGCATGCGGTCTCTGATCAACCTGAGCCTGCGCAGCATCGTCGCCTTTACGAGGGGACGATACGCAACTGGCTGGAGACTCCGACCCCAATAGTTAGACGCAGCGGTGTAGTTGTGCCAAGCGTGGAGTACACGCTTTACGCAGCGCAGGGGTTGGTGGTCTTTCATCAGCAACAAGAGATATCTGCGACGGTCACCGCCGACTTTACCTACATCAGGTCCGAATCACCATTCTCAAACCACGTCGGCAGCGGCGATGAAGCCCATGCGGCAGCTAGTAGCGGAGTCGCGGGGTTTATGTCAGCTACCGACAAGGCCCGCTTTGACGCCCTAGACGTGTTAAGTTATCGGCGAGCAGGAACATATCACGCAGGACTTAACTCGGCAGCGTTTTCACCACAAGATACCCTGGCCAACAATTTAGACATAATGCCCTTCTATGTGCCGGCGGCTCAGACTTTCGACCGCATTGCCATTAACGTGACAACACCGGCTACAGGCAACGCTCGGCTTGGTATCTATTTTGACAGCGGTGCAGTCTATCCGGGGGCACTCCTGCTTGATGCGGGGACTGTAACTACAGAAACTCTAGGTATCCGAGCTCTAACGATAACTTTAAATCTGCCACCAGGATTGTACTGGCTGGCTCGCCTGCAGGACGCCGCGCCGAGCATACAGGGTTTAAGCACTACAGGCGCGATTTCGCTTGGCAGTGAGGATCTGGCTACGAGCATCACTGGTTATCGGTTGGGCAGGGCGTACGGAGAGGGTTTGCCCGCCCCTTTCAGTGCTGGGGCTGCGCTTCTCACTGAGGCCAGACCAGCGGTCTTCTTGAGGAGAGCGTAGTATGTACAACACTGGTAGGCGCTACAACACGGGCGAGCGATACCACATTCCGCTAGATCTCTGGCAGGCACCGCCATGGTATACGCACCTAGGACATGCATTGCCCATAGTGGTGGATGAGCAGCTTAGGCCCCTTCTCCTGCTGCATCAAGCTCATGACATATTTAATCATGAAACCTTAGGTGGGGAGGATAGATTGACATTCTCTTTGTCGCATCCAGCCCCGTTAGAACTTACAGGCGCACTCCTAGATATGGCAGGTAAGTTCTACAGGGTGATGGTCGTAAGTGGGGTAGAGAATGAGCAGGCTGTGCGGTTGGTAGAGGTTGAAGCCTGGGCACGGTGGCATGACTTGACCAAAATGCCTGCTCTACCAGCGCATGAATGGGCGGACGTCCTCGCGGCAGACATCCTGAGCTGGCTTTTGGTTGGGTCTGGCTGGACTCTTGGTGTTGTGGACATCGCTGCTAGACGGCACCTACGCTGGGGTGGGGGCTGTAATAGGTTAGAATTGCTTCGTGAGATAGAGCAGGTTTATAACGGTGAGTTGGTCTTCGATACGGCCAACCGCACAGTGTCTCTTGTCCCTGGTGGCGGTGTTGATAGGGGCCTTTTCTTTCTTCGTGGCAAGAATCTTCGTCGGGTGGAGGTCGAAACAAACACGATCGAGACTGTTCACAGACTATATCCTCGGGGATTTGCAGGGCTGACAATTGAGTCGGTGAACAACGGGGTGCCATATATCGAAGTGGCGAGTCCGTTCGACCCTCCGCCGTCTGCCATTCTCAACGCGAGTGCCTTCACCGATGCTGCACAGCTTAAACATCATGCCGAGCAAGTATTCTCGGGTATGCTTCTCCCTCGGGTCAGCTACTCATGTAGCATTGTAGATCTATCCGTACTACCGGAGCATCAAGAAGAGGCTCTTAGAGTGGGGGATGTGGTCACGGTCTACGATGAAGATGCGGGAGTGCACATAAAGACAAGGGTTGTAAGCTGGCGCTATGACGTGGAAGCTCCGTGGCAAAGTGATATCGAGCTATCAGTCCCAAGGCCAACACTGGCACAGGGCATACCTTCAGTCCCCCCTCCCGTTGAGCTCCCCAAGGAAGAGGAGGCAAAACTGCCCCTAATCCTCGTCGGGACTCCTGAGACGGACGCCCCTGCTTTGGGGGCTGAGCTCCTAAGTGAGCAGGGATGGACTTTAACTGGCAACTGGAGCGGCAGTTGGGCGACAGGGTGGACACATACCCCCGGGACGTGGGGGGATATAGAGTACGTTTTATCCTCCGGTCCCGTCACGGGGGTGTTGGAGTATACCGTCGAAGGAATGACCGCAGGAGATGTGTCAATTTACTTCGAGGACTACGACAATTCCATGACCTCTCCCGGCACGGTATCAGCGAATATCAACCTCCGGTGGTCAAGCAACTGGTTATATATTTACGCCAGTGCCGATTTTGATGGCACGATAGCCCTCTCTTTCCGGCCACACACCTCTGTTGCGACTGTCCCGGCCATTATCGGGAGGACCAGTCAGGGGGGCGATGTTTTCGAAGTCCGTTTTCCTGCAGCCGAAGGCAACACCTTCATCGGGGTAGAGGCGGGTATGAGCAACGCAGCAGGCATCAACAATACGGTCCTAGGCAATGGAGCTCTCCGTAGTGCGGTCTCTGGGTCGGACAACGTCGCCATCGGGACAGGGGCATTGCGATCTAATACAGAGGGGCGAAACACCGCCGTAGGGGCAGATGCTCTTCGCAATAACACCACCGGATCCCAGAATGTGGCGATAGGGGCCACAGCGATGCTTAGCAATATCAACGGAGGGATGAGTGTAGCCATAGGTGCGCGCGCCCTTGAACGCAGTACGTGGGGTAGAAACATCGCCATTGGCCCGATGGCGATGTGGGATAGCTCCGGGGGCGTCGGCAATGTAGGCGTAGGGCTGAGGGTCTTATCACGGAACACCAATGGGATGTACAACGTCGCAATCGGAGATGACGCGCTAAACTCTAATACCACCGGGTTATACAATGTCGCCATCGGTGAAAATAGTTTGTCACGGTCGTCTACCGCGTCGCATCTTGTTGCCGTCGGAACCCGTTCCCTATTTATGAATACCACCGGAGCCAACAATACAGCGGTCGGCTCACTCGCGCTCACTTCGAATTCCACCGGGGCTGATAATACAGCGGTCGGTACAGATGCTTTGCGGAGCAATACCATGGCCTCGAGTAGCACAGCTGTGGGAGCTCGCGCTTTAATGAGCTACACCCACAATTGGAGTTTTCCCAACGCACGTAACACAGCTGTGGGGACAGATGCTCTTCGCAACACCACTTCTGGTTTTCACAATGTAGCCGTAGGGGCAGATGCTCTTCGCAATAACACCAACGGTGTTGGCAACGTGGCAATCGGCACTTTCGCAATGCAAAATAATACTAGCGGGTCCGTAAGTGTCGCAGTCGGGGAGGGAGCGCTACAAAGCGTAACTACGGGCAGTTCAAATATCGCGGTCGGTGCGCAGAGCCTCTCCGGGACAACTATCGGCGGCGGCAATATCGGTATAGGGGATTGGGCACTGATGTCTAATAACACCGGTGGTGGTAACATCGCGATAGGGACACTCTCAGGGCATCCGGGGCAAATCGACTGGACCAATGCTAATCCACAGGAATCAATTTTTGTCGGCAACTTCACCGTGGCACAACGGGACAACCAGACAAATCAAATCGTAATCGGGCACCATGCAACTGGTAACGGCAGTAACACCGCGACTATCGGCAATGAGCAGACCACTACAACAGTCCTCAGTCCGACAGTCCGGCTCCGCGCTCCACGGACTCCTACGAGTTCGACCTCTCCGGGAGTAACCGGCGATGTGTGCTGGGACGCCAATTTTATCTATGTCTGCATATCGACCAACGTTTGGAGGCGTTCGTCGCTTGGAGCATGGTAGATGGGCGGCAAGCTCTTGACCGGTTAGCACGGTTGACGAAAGGTAGTTTCTACTCGGATGGTATAGATAGTTGTACAACGGCACTAGGCAGGACACCTGAAGGAGGGTGTCTGTTTTCTTGCTGGAGGAAGTAATGTCCAGAAAAAATCCATGCAGGAGGGGATCATATGAAGTGGCTCGAACGGTTACAGGCTACCCTTACCGCCGTGGGCGGTTTTCTGGGTTGGTATGTGGGCGGAATGGATGGCTTTCTTTACGCCCTACTGGCCTTTATGCTTATTGACTACATCACGGGAGTGATGAATGCCATACTCAAGAGGCGGCTCTCTAGCGAAATAGGCGCGAAGGGTATATTTAAGAAAGTGCTCATCTTGGCTTTGGTGGGGCTAGGGCATGTAATTGACAGCCAAGTGCTCGGGGAGTCGCAAACAATCCGCACTGCGGTGATCTTCTTCTACCTCAGCAATGAGGGCATTTCGATTCTTGAGAACGCCGCCGCCATCGGGCTGCCGGTGCCGGAGCAGTTGCGCGATGTCCTAGCGCGGCTAAATGACAGTAAGGAGGGCATGAGATGAACCTGCGGCGGCTCTTCCTCACGAACAATGCCTGCTACAAGGCGGGCCGAACTATTACGCCGCAGGGCATCATGGTGCATTCCACCGGAGCGAACAATCCGTGGTTGAGACGCTTTGTGGGGCCGGACGACGGGCTGCTTGGTGCGAATCTGCATAACAATCACTGGAATCAGGACAGGCCCGGGGGGCGGTTGGTTTGTGTGCATGCCTTTATAGGGCGTCTGGCTGATGGCTCGATTGCCACTTATCAGACGCTACCTTGGAACCATCGCGGCTGGCACTGCGGCAGGGGCGCGAGAGGATCGGGCAACGACACGCACATCTCCTTTGAGATCTGCGAGGATAATCTGGCGGGGTCCGCATACTTTAGGCAGGTCTATGCGGAAGCGATTCTGCTTTGCGTGTACCTCTGCCGGCAGTATGGTTTAACGGAAAGGGACATTGTATGCCACGCGGAAGGTCATCAGCGGGGTACTGCCAGTAACCACGCCGATGTGATGCATTGGTTTCCGCGGCATGACGAGAGCATGGACAGCTTCCGTGCCGCTGTGAGGACCGCGCTAATATCGAGTGCAGGGAAAGAGGCCTCTCCGGCGTACGAAATCTACACGGTGGCAGAGGGGGATTCGCTGTGGAAGATTGCGGCGGCTAGGCTGGGTAGCGGCGCGCGGCATGCCGAAATACGGGCGCTAAACGGATTGTCCTCGAACACCTTGTTTGCGGGGCAGCAACTGAAGATCCCCAAGTAGGGGAAGGACTAAAGGAAAAGACCCATAGTGCAGAGGCTCCCTCTGTGCTATGGGTCTTTTTTGCATCCTACCGTCCGATTTTACCTTCTCCGGTGGCTTACAGAGAAGGCACACTCGCCTTCGGAGGAGGTAGCCGAGTGACAAATATGCAAAGGGAGCGAATCACAAAAATGCGCGGCGAGGGTGGCAGCTATGCGAGGATAGCGGCGGCCTTAGGGATCTCAGAGAATACGGTGAAGTCCTTCTGCCGCCGGAACAATCTCGGCCGTGTCGGT